TGCAATCACCCTCATTCAAGATCAAGCACTTCTACTCAAGGGTGGTAAACCTGGTCAAGCAAGAATTGTAAAAGGCGTCGATGATTCGACAGCAGATTATCAACTTGGTACAAATCTTGGTGAGTTGTCAAACACCCATCCATTCTCAGTAGATGACTTCATTGCTGTAGAGGATGCCAGCACATCTCCTGCAATTAATGCTGCTTTCTTGTCAGCAGGAACAGTAGGTAAGAAAGTTACTGCAGTAACTTCTAATTCTATTAGTACTGATATTGATTCATCTGCCGCACCTGCAGATTACACTTATGCTTACAGCGGACCTCAAGCAGTAGTCAAGCGTTGTGTAAGTATTGCTGCAACTGGTAACGCAATCGTCGTTGAAGAAGTACAAGTTGTAGGCGGTTAATATGGCGCAAGGTTTTGCATCAGATATTCCACCTGCCCTTAATGGCACCGCTAAGAAATACATTAGAGGTATGATGAAGGGTAAGCACAGGTGGAATAAACTCTATGGAAATCGCTCCAAAGAGGTGATGCATAAGACTGCAAACAAAATGGCTATGGGAGAGATGTCTAAAATGCCACCAACATACAAAGATGTATTTGGAGAAGCAAACAAGTCTGGAGATAATTCTCTTCGCGACTGGTTTGGTAAGAGTAAATCATCTGATGGAACACCTGGTTGGGTACAACTTGGTGGTAAGTATGCAGGAAAACCTTGTGCAAAGCAACCTGGTCAGACTACTAAACCTAAATGTGGGTCTAGTAAGATGAAAAGGAACCTAAATAAAGGCGAAGAGGAAGCAGCATTCCGTCGCAAAAATGCTGAAGACCCAAATCCAGATAGAAAAGGGAAGGCAAAAAACGTGAAGACAGAAGAAAATATGCTAGAGCGTGCCGATATGTGGCATCCCGATCCTGAGAAGGATAAGAAACTGGGTGGTCCTGGTGCTAATGCTCGTGCCCGTGAAGATGGTGCTAGTTCTAAACCAAAACCTAAGGAAGATCCTAAGAAACTGAAGAAGGGTGAGTCCTACATGGACTACTCCAAACGTCAGAAGGCATCAAGGCAAAAGTCTGGTACTGCTGCTAGCAGATTAGCAGCGAAAGGTGCTAAGACTGGATCTGGTGCAAAACCAAAAGAGCGTAAGCGCGACAAGATTGGCAGAGCACTTGGCAATGCACTAGATCGTGTTGCTGGTATTAAGAAAGAAGAATTTGTAAATGAAGAAGGCAAGAAAGATGCTTGCTATAAGAAAGTAAAAGCAAGTGCAAAGGTTTGGCCTTCTGCATATGCTAGTGGTAGATTAGTCCAGTGCCGTAAGAAGGGTGCTGCTAGTTATGGTAATAAGTCTGAAGGAATGTCATTCCAACAGTTTCAAGAGAAGTGTTGGCAGGGATATAAGCGTGTTGGTATGAAGAAAAAAGGTAATAAGATGGTTCCTAATTGTGTCCCAGAAGAAGTGCAAACCGAAGGAGCAGCCTGGACAAAAAAGTCAGGAAAGAACTCCGAAGGAGGACTTAACGAAAAAGGACGAAAGTCTTATGAAAAGGAAAATCCAGGATCTGACCTTAAAGCACCAAGCAAGAAGGTTGGAAATCCCAGGAGGGCATCCTTCTGCGCTAGAATGAAGGGCATGAGAAAGAGACAGAAACCTTCTAACAACACTGGAGATGACCGTCTGTCGAAGTCATTGCGTGCTTGGAATTGCTGATCAATTGACAAATTGCATCACTGTGTTACAATAAATAGGTAAAACTATACCACGAGGATACTGCAGCAATGACTGATCCAAAAGAAGTCTCATCTTTTTCTATGGAAAGAAAAGAGTGTGAGAAGTGTGGTGCTGTTTGGTTAAATGGGCAGCACATGTGGACTGGTACTGGAAAGACGGGGAATGAATTAGATCTTGCTGGTTTGGTTTGCAACAATATTAGTAGAGAAAATCCAGATTATAATAAGTGTATTAACTCCAAGAGGGGTGAAATTGGTGGTCAAACTTGGGAGTATAGAAGAGGATATGTTGAGGGTCAATTGGATGGTCTGATGAAGAAGTCAGCGATGCCTGACAGTTAAAAGACATGCATTAAAAGTCTAGTCATAGATAGTGTAGTTACAGTTTTTTTTATGAAAATTTTAATTGCTTTGATTGCATCATTCTTTATCGCTTTACCTGCATGGGCGGTAGATGTATCGATGGGTGCTGGTGGCAATTTAGTATTTGAACCGAATGAGATTACAATCTCTGCAGGTGATACTGTGCATTTTATTAATCAAGCACTACCTCCTCACAACATTATTGTTGAGGCACGTCCAGATCTCTCTAGAGAATCATTACTATTTGCTCCAGGAGAAACACAAGACGTTGTATTTGCTGACGCAGGGGACTATAATTTCTTTTGTGGTCCTCACCAGGGCGCTGGCATGACTGGCGTTGTTCACGTAAATTGAGTTAATTAAATGAAAGTTGGAATGATTGGTCTAGGTCGTACTGGCGAAGGTATGGCTCGCCGTATGATTGAGAAAGGGATTGAAGTTTGGGGTTACAGTAGTACTAACTATGAGAATGCCTGTGGTCAATATGAAGCAGGACATATTAGTGGATGTGTAACTTCACTAGAGTATCTTGTCCAAGCAGTTAAATCTGACCGCAACCAATATACTAGTGCTGGGAGAATTCCTGGTATCTTTCAAATTACACTCCCAGAAGTAAAGGTAGAAGACACACTTGATGAGTTACTACCATTACTTGAGGGGGGTGATATTATTATTGATCATAGCACCATTGACATCTCAAAATGTCAGGAACTAGAAAAGTATTGTAGTAAGTTAGGTATCTCATATATCTTCTCTGGAGTATATGGGGCAACCCATGCTGTCAATGCATGTTCTAAAATTTTCCAATCGCTATCACCAGGTAATGCCACACGAATTTGATCCATGCGAAGCACCTGTAGAAGGTGAAGTTGATAAGTGGGGGTTTACTATTAAACCTACTATTAGTGATGATGAATTAATTCTTATGTGTCTTAAGAATGCTCCTTGTGGTAGTGATAGAAAACAGGCAATAAAGTTAATTAAAATTTACGAGGAAAAAATCAATGACTTTATCTGATGTCTTACTTTTCGGATCACTACCATTCATATGTGCCACCATTTATTTCGGGCACAGAAGAGGTGAGAATGTCTATTATGAAAGTGACAAATATGACGGAAATGGAACAGCGCATTAAGATGAGACATGCGTTCGCCATGTCATCATTTGCTAGAATGTTCACCCCAAACAGATTAACAAGTGAAATGAGGAGTCTTTGTCATGAATGGTCTAAGATTGAAGAACAACCACCTACAGGTGATTTGTATCAAGTAGATCGTTATTTTTTAGAACTTTGGAAAACATGGTCATTGAAATCGGCATTATAGTAATCTATTGTTTATTTGGATTAATTCTATTCACCTTATCGGTTTTACAAGAATGATGTTGCAATTTGCTAGGTTTTGTGGGACTGTACTTAACAACCCATATGGATTAGGAATCATGGCATGGTGCCTCGTTTTCGTTCCCATTATAGGAATGTGGGCAGTTCACAAATATGATTGGCAACATTGGGAACCTTTCAAAAAATGAATTTATTATTACGACCTCTAGATAATGTTGCTGATCCTGTGTGGTCAGTGATTATATGTGTGATACTAGCAGTTGCTGGTGCTTTGTTTGTAGTCATATACATACTAAGAGAAGCATTTGCAGAGTTAGAAAATGGGAGCAATGACACCACCGAGCAGGAAGAGCTGCTACAACTTCAGAGTAACGGAGATTAATCGTGTTCTTGATGGTGACACTATTGACGTTACAATTGATCTCGGGTTTGATTTATACAAGAAAGAAAGAGTTAGAGTTGCAGGAGTTGATACGCCAGAGAAAAGGACGAAGAACTTAGAGGAGAAAGCTCTTGGAATCGAAGCAACCAACTGGATGAAAGAAAAACTAGAAGGTGCTATTGCTGGTGAAGATGAGTTATCTGTCAGAACTGAGTTAGTTGGTGGTCAGGGTAAGTATGGTCGCCTTCTTGGTTGGTTGTATATCGGAGATGAAGAATTGTCTCTCAATGAGCAAATGATCGAGGAGGGTTATGCTCACGCTTATGATGGTGGAACCAAGGATATGAACTTAGAAGCACTAAGAGAAATTCGTAGACAGCATGGTACGTTAGTAGAATGATGAGTGGATTATTTGTATTTGGATTTATGATATTGATTACAATAGGAATGGAAATGACTTGGCCTGTGAAGAATAACAAATGAGTACAACTGAACAGTATCTTGGTAATCCCAATCTAAAGAAAGCAAACGTCGCTACAGAGTTTTCTCCTGAAGAAGTGCAGGAGTATCTTAAGTGTGCGGATGATCCTGTATATTTCATTCAGACATATATTAGAATTGTTTCTCTGGATAGGGGTTTGATTCCTTTTGACATGTATGATTTTCAGGTTGATATGACCAGAAAGTTTCATGACAATAGATTTAATATTGCCAAGTTGCCTCGTCAGTCTGGTAAGTCTACTATCGTTACTTCATACCTTCTCTGGTATGTTCTTTTTAATGCGAATGTTAATGTCGCAATCCTAGCAAACAAAGCAGCAACCTCCCGCGAGATGCTGCAGAGATTACAACTTAGTTATGAAAACCTCCCAAAATGGCTCCAGCAAGGTATCCTCCAATGGAACAGGGGCAGTCTGGAATTGGAGAACGGCAGTAAAATCATGGCTGCCTCTACTAGTTCTAGTGCCGTCAGGGGCATGTCTTTTAATGTCATATTTCTGGACGAGTTCGCGTTTGTTCCGAACCATATTGCTGACCAGTTCTTTTCATCTGTCTATCCTACTATATCTTCTGGTAAAAGCACAAAGGTAATTATCATCTCCACGCCACACGGGATGAATATGTTCTACAAGTTATGGCATGATTCCGAGAGAGGTAAGAATGAATATATACCAACAGAAGTTCATTGGTCTGCTGTTCCTGGTAGAGATACTGCGTGGAAAGAACAGACTATCAAGAACACTTCAGAACAACAGTTCAAGGTTGAGTTTGAATGTGAGTTCCTTGGTTCTGTTGATACCCTGATTAGTCCTAGTAAGTTGAGGACTATGCCGTACATAGATCCCATTGCACAGAACAAAGGACTTGCAATTTATAAACGTGTTGAACCTGAACATAATTATATCATAACAGTTGACGTTGCTCGTGGCACAAGTCAAGATTACTCGGCGTTTTGTGTTATGGATACTACGACAGTACCATATGAACTAGTTGCTAGATATAGGAATAATGAAATCAAACCTATCATCTTCCCCAATGTTATTATAGATGTGGCGAGAAATTATAACTATGCGTATATTTTATGTGAGGTAAATGATATTGGTGGACAGGTTGCAGATATTATCCAGTTTGATTTAGAGTATGAAAATCTTCTGATGGTAGCAATGCGTGGTCGTGCTGGTCAACAACTTGGTCAAGGTTTCTCTGGAAAGAAAACACAACTGGGTGTCAAGATGTCTAGTGCGGTTAAGCAGGTTGGATGCTCTAATCTTAAAGCATTGATTGAGGAAGACAAACTCATCATTCCTGATTATGAAACTATTGCAGAACTAACTACTTTTATTGTTAAAGGTCAATCATTTGCTGCAGAAGATGGATGTAATGATGACCTTGCTATGTGTCTTGTCATTTTTGCCTGGATGGCGATGCAAGAATACTTTAAACAGATGCACGATAATGATATAAGACAACGTATCTATGATGACCAAAGAGAAAATATTGAACAGGATATGGCACCGTTTGGATTTATGTCAGACGGATTAGAAGATGATCATATTATTGATGCTCAGGGTGAGGTGTGGCAGGTTGCGGAATACGGCGATAAATCCTATATGTGGGAGTTTAGGTAAGGTTTCAAAAATATAAATAATCTTAGACAACCGATGTTGAAATCACCTAGGAGCATTTAAACATGGCAGCCAACCAATCCTCGCCAGGGGTAGTCTTTCAGGAAAGAGACCTGACGACTATCACAACACTATCGACCGCTAATGTCGGTCTACTTGCAGCACCATTTGCTGATGGTCCAGTAGAGCAAATTGTAGAAATTGCTAATGAGAGAGAACTTGCCAATGTTTTTGGTAAGCCAAATGAAAATAACTATGAGTATTGGTTTACTGCATCGCAGTTCCTTGCTTATGGCGGAACACTGAAGACTGTTCGCGTTGCATCATCTTCTCTTAAAAACGGAATATTTGATCACACTGGTTCTGTTGATACCATTCTGATTAAAAACTTGGACGAGTATGAGGGAACTCATGAAACGTCTGGTAGCAATACCTTTACTTGGGCAGCAAGAACTCCTGGTTCTTTAGGTAACTCCATCGGTATTTTTGTAACCGACGCTGGTGCAGATCAAATTTTGGCGCTTACTGCTCCTTCAACTGGTAACGAGCATGAGTTTGTTGCTGATGAAGCAGTAACTGCTACATCTGGTGCCGCAGGTAAAGTCTTCAAGTACAGCATTGTTCTGTCGATTGATACCATTGTTGGTTCTTTCTCTCCAGGAGTAGCAACTACCATTAATATTAGTGGTTCTGAAGAATCAGTTACTGTTCTTTCATACGATGCTCCTAATAAGAAACTGGAAATTGCTCTTCCTGGTGGCGGTGTTACTGGCATTCTTGGTGATGGTCAAGTAATTACTCAGGGAACTAATACTGCAGCAATTGATACAACGATTAGTCGTCGTCTGTTCGTTGGTTTAGACAACGGTAGTATTGAATTCGCTGCTTCTGATAGCGTTGCAGATACCAACTCAACTGCAGTTGTAGCTACATCTGTAGTCGATGAGTATACAGAGCGTGAGTATCTTCCTGGTTTGAAGTGGATTAATGTTGCTGGTCGTCCTACTACTACTAATTGGACATCTAATGCTGGCGGTAGTAATGATGAACTGCATGTTTTAGTTCTTGACATTGATGGTAAAATTACTGGCACAACTGGTGCTGTACTTGAACGTTTCATTGGTCTTTCTAAAGCAAGTGATGCTAAGACAACCATTGGCGAAACTAACTATTACGCCACTGTTATTAAGCAGCGTTCTCAGTATATTTACTGGGGATCTCATGAGACTCAAGTATTCGCTGCAACTGCTACAGCAGCTGATGGTAACTGGGGTCTGACTGCATCATCCAGATACTTTAATCGTCTTCGTAGTGCTGCTGGTACTACATCGTATCCTACTAATGCAATTACATTAAATAGTACGAATAACGCCACCTACTACTATCGTCTTACTTCTGGTGCTGACTACGCTACTGGTGCTGGTCAATATACTGTCACTAATACCGATTTGGTAAGTGCGTATGAATTAGGAGAAGATCCTGAATCCCAAGTTGTAGATTTCATCTTAACAGGTCCTTCTGGTGCTGATGATTCAGCTGCAATTGCTAAGATTACTTCGCTGGTAAATATTGCCGAAGAGCGTCGTGACTGCATGTTGTTTGTATCTCCCCGCAGAGGTAACATTGTTGGTGTAAGTAGTGCTACTACTGCTACCGATAACATCATCGATTTCTTCAATCAGTTACCTAGTTCTTCTTACGTAGCATTTGATTCTGGTTATAAGTACATCTACGATAAGTACAATGATGTCTATCGTTATGTTCCTTGTAACGGTGACGTTGCTGGTCTTTGCTTGCAGACAACCGAAGTCGCAGAACCTTGGTTCTCTCCTGCTGGTTTCCAACGTGGTAACTTGAGAAATGCAATTAAACTTGCATTTACTCCCACCAAGTCTCAACGTGATCGTCTCTATGGTGCTCGCGTTAACCCGATTGTTTCCTTCCCTGGTCAAGGTGTTGTTCTTTACGGAGACAAGACTGCTCTCGGATTTGCTTCTGCATTCGATAGAATCAACGTTCGTCGTTTGTTCTTGACTCTGGAGAGAGTTATTAGTGGTGCTGCTAAGTCACAACTGTTTGAACAGAATGATGAATCACAGCGTTCACTCTTCCTGAACATTGTCGAACCTTATCTGCGCGATGTTCAAGGTCGTCGTGGTGTTACTGACTTCCTTGTCAAGTGTGACACTGACAACAACCCTCCTGAAGCCGTTGATCGTGGTGAGTTCTATGCAGAAATCTTCGTAAAACCAACCCGTACAATCAACTATATCACACTGACGTTTGTTGCAACCAGAACTGGTGTTGCATTTACTGAAGTTGCTTCCTGATAAAAACTAACATAATTAGGAGACCCTACGGGGTCTCTTTTTTTTGTCTGAAAATATTGTTTCTAATAAATACTAGCGACGGAGACACTGAGCATAAAAACCATGGCAAAAAGAGGAACAATTGACGATTTTAAAGCAAATGTCGTAGCGGATTTTGCACGTCCCAATCTATTCCAAGTAGACCTCAACTTTCCTACTGGAATCATCAACAATTCAGCATTGATTGAACTTGGTAAGTTTACTGTTCGTGCAGCAAATCTTCCTGCTTCTAACATCGGTGTTATTGAAGTTCCTTTCAGAGGAAGAGTCCTGAAGATTGCAGGCGATAGAACGTTTGAACCCTGGACTATCACTGTTCAGAACGATAGTAGATTTGTGTTGCGTGATGCATTTGAAATCTGGGCATCCAGTATTCAAGCATACAACGAGAACTTTACTTCTGCTGCTGGTCTTGGTGATCAAGATGACGCAACAGGTTACTTCGCTGACATGACTGTTCACCAGTTAGCACGCGATGTTAAAGATGGCGACCAACCCAAAATTCTTAAGTCTTACAGATTCTATAACGTATTCCCCAGCAATATTGCTGCAATCGATCTTGATTTCGGTAGCAATGATGCGATTGAAGAGTTTACTGTTGAACTTCAGACTCAATATTGGACTCCTGTTAATGCCAATTCCTAATGGTTGATAAATAGAACAGGACCAATAACTCAAGAATATAATGTCTCAGCTCTTCGGTTTTTCACTGGAAAGAGCAAAGAAGGTCCCCAAGGGGCCTTCTTTTGTTCAGAAGGATAACATGGATGGTTCGCAACCTATTGTAGGTGGCGGATACTATGGATACTCCATCGATATTGATGGTACTGTCCGTAATGAATACGAACTAATTTCTCGTTACAGAGAAATGGTTCTACAACCAGAGTGCGATAGTGCAGTTGACGATATTGTCAACGAGACTATTTGCGGAAACTTTGATGATGTACCTGTTGAGTTAGAACTTTCCAACTTGAAGGTATCAGATAAAATTAAAAAATTAATGCGTCAAGAATTTTCGGAAGTTCTCCGTCTTCTTGATTTTGAAAATCGTTCTTACGAAATCTTTCGTAGGTGGTATGTTGATGGAAGACTATTTTATCATAAAATTATTGACCCTAAAAATCCTGCTGACGGGTTGTTGGAACTTCGTTTTATCGATCCTCGTAAGATTCGTAAGGTTACTGAGTATGAGCAGAAGAAACCTGAGCAATTACGTGGAACAGATTTAAATACTCAACTGACACAAAAGTCGGCAGAATATTTCTTATACAATCCAAAGGGATTAAAGAACTCGACTAATCAGGGTATGAAAATTACTACTGATTCTATCACATATTGCCACTCTGGAATTCAAGACTTAAACAAAAACATGACTCTTAGTCACCTGAATAAGGCGATTAAGGCAGTCAACCAACTGAGAATGATTGAAGATTCTCTGGTCATCTATCGTTTAAGTAGAGCACCAGAACGTAGAATTTTCTACATTGATGTTGGTAATCTTCCTAAGAACAAAGCGGAGCAATACCTCCGTGAAGTTATGGGACGCTATCGTAATAAGATGGTTTACGATGCAAACACTGGTGAGATTAAAGACGACAAGAAGTTTATGTCCATGATGGAAGACTTCTGGTTACCTAGACGCGAAGGTGGTCGTGGTACAGAAATCTCCACACTCCCTGGTGGTCAGAACCTTGGAGAACTGGAAGACGTTAAGTATTTCCAGAAGAAACTCTACAAAGCACTCAACGTTCCTGGTTCACGTTTAGAAACAGAAACGACTTTCAACATTGGTCGTGCTGCTGAAATTACTCGTGATGAAGTTAAGTTCCAGAAGTTTATTGCTAGATTGCGTAAGCGTTTCTCAGAACTGTTCATTGATTTACTAAAAACTCAACTCATTCTAAAGGGTGTTATTACATTAGAAGAGTGGGAAGAGATGAAAACTCATATCCAATTTGATTATATTGCGGATAACTACTTCACAGAACTGAAGGAGATTGAAATTCGTAATGAGCGCATGAATCAAATTAACGTTATGGATCCCTACGTTGGTAAATATTTCTCTGTCGAATATATGCGTCGTCAGGTTCTCAAGCAAACTGAGCAGGAGATAATGGAAATTGACGAGCAAATCGCCTCTGAAATGGAAGCAGGTATTATTGCTGATCCTGCAGCGGAAATGGATCCTGCTATGGATACTGGCGTTGAAGGAGCAGGAGGAGCACCAGCAGCAGAGGTAGCATCCAACGAAGAATCCGCACCTGAACCTAGTGATGTACGTAGGGGAGAATTCTAATCTACTAAATAATAGGACAGTGGGAACATTATTATGCCTAGTGATATTGCAAAACAAATCGTTCAACAAATTTATAGTAACGATAAAGCAGCAGCAATAGATTCAATGAATGATGCATTAGCTGCTTCTACATATGATGCTATCCAACAGCAAAAAGTTAATTTTGCTAAACAGATGGGATTTGAGTTGGATGATACTGGTCAGAAAACTGCAGATGAAGTTGCGGATCAAATTCCCGACAACACTGAAGTAGCCCAAGAAGTTGAAGTTGATGAACGCCAACCTCACGAACCACCTACTGAAGAACAATAAGAGGAACCTGTAACCGATGAAACTGATAGCTGAAGAAATCACATCTGTTGACTTTATCACTGAAGCAACTGAAGATGGTAAAAAGAATCACTTTATTGAAGGTATCTTTTTGCAAGCCGAAGTAGAAAATCGCAACAATCGTAAGTATATGTTTAAAACATTACAACGCGAAGTTGCTAAATATGATGAAAACTTTATTCAAAAAGGGCGGGCCCTTGGTGAATTAGGTCATCCCGATGGTCCTTCTATCAACTTAGATAGAGTATCACACAAGATTGAATCTCTCAAAGAAGATGGAAACAACTTCATTGGTAGAGCAAAAATCCTTGATACTCCTATGGGGAACATTGCTAAGAGTCTTATCGGAGAAGGTGTCAGACTTGGCGTTTCTTCAAGAGGTATGGGTTCTTTAATTAAAAGGGAAGGATGTAGTATCGTTGCAGACGACTTCATGCTTGCCACTGCTGCTGATATTGTAGCAGATCCTTCTGCTCCTGATGCATTTGTTGATGGAATTATGGAAGGAAAGGAATGGGTTTGGGATAATGGCATCCTCAAAGAGGCTGCAATTGCTCAAATCAAAACTGAAATTGATCAAGCAACTCTTATTAACTTGCAGGAACGAAAAGTTTCCGCGTTTTCCCAGTTTCTTAAGAGTCTGTAATTTATAAATAAATAAAGACAACGCTAATGCATAACGGAGTTCAAACAAATGGCTGAGACCTCACTCGATAAAGAGTTAGATAACATGGAAGAAGTGACCGAAGGTTCTAACGCAGTTACTAAAGATGCCAAACCTGGCGAGAAGATTAATACTTCTGGCGGTGGTGCAGCAAAAGTAGTTGATGTTACCTCGGATTCCATGGAAGGTGCAAAGGGCACCAAAAATGCAGGAGCATCTGCTGCTAAGACAGTAGGTAAAGCACCTGTTCCTGGCACCAAGCCAAGTGACGCATCTGCTAAAATGGAGGACGTAGAGGAAGATGGCGAAGAAACGATCGCTGAAGCCGAGTACGACTTTACTGAAGATGTTGACGCTCTTGTCGCTGGTGAAGAACTCTCAGAAGAGTTCCGTTTAAAAGCAGCAACTATTTTTGAAGCGGCAGTAACCTCTAAGGTTAATGCTGAAGTTGCAGCGTTACAAGAAGCATTTGAATCTACACTGACTGAAGAAGTCGAAAAGATTCAAACAGAATTGGCCGAGAAGGTAGACGATTACCTCACTTATGCCGCTGAATCATGGATGAAAGAAAATTCTCTCCAGATTGAGCATGGCATTAAGACTGAGATGGCAGAGTCTTTCTTCAACGGCCTAAAAGGTCTTTTCTTAGAGCACAACTTTACGGTGCCCGAAGAAAAGTTCAACCTGCTTGACGGCATGGTTGAAGAGATTGATGATATGGAAGCTAAACTCAACGAGCAAATCGACGCTAACGTCTCCTTGAATAAGAGAATTGGCGAGTTTGTCAAAATGGAAATTGTGAACGAATGCGCTACTGGTCTTGCCGAAACCCAAAAGGAAAGGCTTCACCAACTAGCAGAGGGTGTTGAGTTTGAAACTGAAGAAGACTTTCAACAGAAGGTCGAAACGATTAAGGAATCCTACTTCACTAGAAAGGCTGAACTTGCAGAGTCTGTAAGCGACCCCAGTGTAGAAGCAGCGGAACCCCTTGTCGAAGAAACAACGAGCGGCTCGATGTCGAAATACGTCGATGCAATTGCCCGTTGGTCCAAATAATTGTAAACTCTATCTACTAAAACTGGAAATTAAAATGTCTATTAAACACCTCCAGGAGAAGTGGGCACCCGTTCTGAATCACGATGCTCTTCCTGAGATCACCGATTCCCACAAGCGCGGCGTTGTTGCACAACTCCTTGAAAACCAAGAAAGAGCACAAGTTGAAGAGTCCCAGATTCTTAACGAAACTCTCCAAACAACTGGCTACACTGGTGGCGCTACAGCAACTGGTCCTGTTGCAGGTTTCGACCCTGTACTGATCAGCCTCATCCGTCGCTCCATGCCTCAGCTTATCGCTTATGATATTGCTGGCGTTCAACCGATGACTGGTCCTACTGGACTTATCTTCGCAATGCGTACCAACTACGGTAGCGAGCGTGCTCCTGCTGCATCTGGTTACGACGAAGCATTCTTCAACGAGCCTAACGCTGGTTTCGCTGGCGGTCCTGGTGCATACGATCCTGGCGCTTCTGACGCCACCAACGATGCCCAAGGCAACAACCCTGCACTTCTCAACGATTCCCCTGCTGGAACCTATGAGCAAGCAGACGACGCCACTGGCATGTCCACGGCAACTGTTGAAGCACTTGATGATTCTTCAAGCAGCACGGCATTCCGTGAGATGGGTTTCTCCATCGAGAAGGTTACAGTAACTGCTCGTGCTCGCGCCCTGAAGGCTGAGTACAGTTTAGAACTGGCACAAGACCTCAAGGCAATTCATGGTTTGGATGCCGAGCAAGAGCTCAGCAACATCCTCTCCACTGAGATCCTTGCTGAAATCAACCGTGAGGTTGTTCGTACCGTCTACACAAACGCTGTTGCTGGTGCTCAGAACAATACCGCTACTGCTGGTATCTTTGACCTTGACGTTGACTCCAACGGTCGCTGGTCTGTTGAGAAGTTCAAAGGACTTCTGTTCCAAATCGAGCGCGATTCTAACGCTATCGGACAGCAAACTCGTCGTGGCAAGGGCAACATCCTGATCTGTTCTGCCGACGTTGCTTCTGCACTGGGCATGGCTGGTGTACTTGACTACACTCCTGCTCTTGCTGGTAACAACGGTCTTGCAGGTGTTGATGATACCTCCAGCACACTGGTTGGTACTCTCAACGGCAAGATCAAGGTCTATGTTGATCCTTACTCTGCTAACGTTGCTGACAAGCACTTCTACGTTGCTGGTTATAAGGGCACTTCACCTTATGACGCTGGTCTGTTCTATTGCCCATACGTTCCTCTTCAGCAGGTTCGTGCAATCAACCCTGACACCTTCCAACCAAAAATTGGATTCAAGACTCGCTACGGCATGGTCTCCAATCCTTTCTCTGGTGGTCTTACCCAAGGCAGTGGCGCTCTTACCGCCAACGCTAACAAGTACTACCGTCGTGTACAGGTTACGAACCTTATGTGATCCATCAGGATACACAACTACTGGACCCTTCGGGGTCCTTTTTTTATGCCTAGGTATAAGTTAGTAGGCAATAATATTCGTTGCATAAAGTCAGTAATTCCTGACATACTAACCTAGATAGTATAGAATTACGAGGTGAACAAATGACCCCAAATTTGAACTACATTATGAATCGCAGTTACACACAGAAAAACCATGAACAATCTCGCTTCTAGAAATCAATTATACGAATGGTCACACTTTGAGGATTCTACCGAATTAGAAAAAATAAACGATTACTACGAATGTCTAATTGAATGTACCGATACGCACCAAGCATCATGTAAACGAATCTGTAAGGAAGTGCTTATGTAAATTGCATACATACTATACCGTGTGAAGGAAGTATAAGGAGGTCCAATATGGACCTCTTTTTTTGCACCTAAATACTATTGTTGAATATCGGAATTGAATGGCCAATTGGTACGAAGACCAAATTACAAATAGAAATTTTCTTTCTCCTATTGGATTTTTGTTTATCCTTGATAAGGCACAGAAAGTTTCATTTTTATGTCAGAAAGCAGAGATTCCAACCATCCAACTAGGAGATGTTCAGATTCCAACTAGAGGATTGGTTCCTATTCCAGTAGAAGGGAACATGAGATATAGTGATTTCAGTATTGAATTTATTGTAGATGAAGACCTTGAAAACTATATGCAAATTCATAATTGGATGCGAGCATTAGGTACTCCCCAAGAACTTAAAGAAAGAAAAGTTTGGAGAGAGAAGCATGCACTTACCGCAACTCAAGATCCAAGATTTTCAGATGCAACACTTCAAGTTTTAAACAATAACAATATTGCAAACTTTGATGTTGTCTTTAAAGATTTATTCCCATCAGACTTATCTACACTAGCATTTGATGTTACTGGGAGTGATAATGATTACTTTACAGCAACGGCAACATTTAAGTATACTCTATATGAAATCAGAAACGTCAACAGTCAGACTAGAAGATGAATAGTTGGAAGACAAGAGCATTAGCAGACCCCAATTTAAAATACAAATATGCTAGACTAATAATGAACGGACCCAAGTCCTTATCACAGGCTTGGATTTTACAAGGACTTAAATTTAAATATTGTCATGAATTTGGAAACACTACAGGAACAGTGGAGAACGGATTGTAAACTAGATGATGATTTGCATGACAATGACTCTATAGCAATTCCACAACTTCATATGAAATATATGGAGTTTCATAATATGTTTTCTCTTATGAAAAAGGAGAGGGCGATTGAAATGAAACGTCTCATTAAAGATAAATGGTTGTATTACAAAGGTAAAGCACCCTCAACCATATACAAAGAGATGCCGTTTGATCTCAAACTTACAACTAAAGAAGAAATCTCAATGTTCATCGAAGCAGATGAAGAGATTGGAAAACTACAATTTAAAATAGACTATATAGAGCAAGTCCTCTTCTTTCTAGATGGTGTGCTGCGGATGATTAACAACCGTACATATCATATTAAAAATGCTATTGAATGGAAAAGGTTTCAATCTGGTATGTAATGAATTACGGTCTATATTATAAAGAAGTTTCTTTTAATCGCCAGTCGATGCAGGTAGTCAATACTGCATTAACTGGCAGTTCTTTTAAGTGGGAAGATGGTCGGTTGTACGACCAAAGAAATGAAACAAAACGAAAATCTAAAATAGCATGGGTAAAAGACGAGCAGTTATATATCATGCTACTGAAGATGGTCAAGCAGGTTAATAGAAACGCTGGATGGAACTTTAATATTACTGGAGTTGAACCTATTCAATATGGATTATATGAACCAGGAGGTACATATAATTGGCACGTAGATCAACACCCAAGACCTGTTAGAGGTAACGTAAGAAAGATTAGTATGTCACTCTTCCTAAACGATGACTACGAGGGAGGGGAGTTTGATTTGGAGATATATAGTCCAGGGGTAGAACCTAGGTATAAATCGTTTAAAACAAAACCAGGAACTGCCGTCTTTTTTCAAGGTGATCAATGGCACAGGGTTAGACCTGTATCATCAGGATTGCGTAAATCTCTTGTAGCATGGTTTTATGGACCTCCGTATTCGTAAAAAGAATGAAGTTTATCTTAAGATTGAGGCAGAACCTCACATTAATTATGAACTAGCAGATTATTTTTGTTTTGAAGTTGAGTCTGCAAAGTATATGCAGAAGCAACGCCGTTGGAAAGGGTGGGACGGAAAGATTCGTTTATACTCACCTGCAACAGGAGAAATCTATTGTGGTCTCTTAGACTATCTTTTAGAGTGGGCAGATGAAAAGAAGTACAAATATAAATTTGATGACTGTAAGTTCTTTGGTCACCCATTAGAACAGAATGAGATGATCACTCCTCGGGGCGTTGCAGGTTTTGTAAAATCTCTTCGCTTACCATATCCCGTTCGGGATTATCAATATAAAGCAATATACGAGGCACTAAAATATAATAGGCGACTTTTATTGTCACCAACAGCTTCTGGAAAGTCTCTGATGATTTATGCATTAGTACGCTTTCATGCAAATGCAGACAGAAATATTTTAATTGTTGTTCCAACTACATCTCTAGTAGAGCAGATGTACAAGGACTTTCATGAATACGGATGGATGTGTGCCGAAAACTGCCACAAAATATATGCGGGGGCAGAAAAATATACGGACCATCAGGTGGTAATTACCACTTGGCAATCTATCTATAAGGAACCTCGTAAGTGGTTTGACAGGTTCGATGTAGTCATCGGTGACGAGGCACACCTTTTCAAAGCTAAATCTCTTACGTCTCTGATGGGTAAGTTGCATGAATGTAAATATCGTATTGGATTTACAGGAACTCTTGACGGTGCAAATGTCAATCAGTTAGTTCTGGAAGGTGTGTTCGGTAGATGCTCACAAGTGACACGAACTGCACAATTAATGCAAGAAGGGCATGTTGCTAAGTTGAAGGTAAAGATTGTTCTATTGAAGCATGAAGAGAAACTGTTTGAAGGTTATCAAGATGAGATCGGATATCTTGTAGAACATGAAGGTAGAAATAAATTTATTCGCAATCTTGCCTGTGATTTAAAGGGAAACACTCTAGTCCTTTTCAACTATGTAGAACGCCATGGAGTGCCTCTTTACGAGATGATAAATAGTTACACCGAAAGACCAGTACATTTCGTACATGGTGGAGTAGATGTTAATGACCGTGAAGACATCAGACTATTAACCGAACAATCTGATAATGCCATCATCGTTGCTTCATATGGTACGTTTTCTACAGGAATCAACATCAAAAGATTACACAACGTTATCTTCGCAAGTCCTTCAAAGTCCAGAGTTCGCAACCTACAATCTATTGGTCGTGTTCTAAGGAAAGGCGAAAATAAATCTCAAGCAACGTTATACGACCTTGCAGATGATATCTCTACTGACAGAGGTAACAACTATACACTCAACCATTTAATGGAAAGAGTTAAAGTCTATAACGAAGAAAAATTTAACTACGAAATCATAGATGTAAAAGTAAAAACTTATGATTAACTACGCAAAACATGATGAAGAATTCCATGCAGTGATCAAACTTCTTAATGGTGAAGAAGTTCTAGGTAAAGCAGTTCTCACTGAAGATGCAGGTGAAAGTCTGTGCTTCATTTCTAGACCTGTACAAATACAAAGTGTAACCAAAGAACTTCCTGATGGTAAAATTATCAAGGGAATGGGATTTGCTGAATGGATGCAACTTTCTGATGAAGACTTTTTTATTATTAGAGAGAAAGATATCGTTGCCGTTGCTTCTATGAGCAAAGCGGTTCAAATGATGTATCAATCTTATATTGATGATGAAGAAGATCTTACAGAGAGTGTCAGACAAAAAAACTTAAGAGAGAATAAACTTCATGTAGATCCTGATACCAAAATGGGTTATCTAGGAAAGATTAATGAAGCAAGAAAACTCTTTGAAAGAATCTATAAGAGCTAGATCAACCTCTGAACCCTTACAGTGTTATTCTACAGGCATTTGACAAACTTGTCAAGTGTGTTATAATGTATATAAAGTAAAGTACATATGAAACCTTCTAAAAAACAACACTACGTAAACAACCAAGATTTTTTGGAAGCAATCATAGTGTACAAATCAAAAGTAAAAATCGCTAAAGAGAAAGGTCTTCCTAAACCTAGAGTGAATAATTATATTGGTGGATGCTTTTTAAAGATCGCAACTCATCTCTCATATCGTCCTAACTTTATTAACTACATGTATAAAGATGATATGGTATGTGATGGTATTGAAAACTGTATTCAATACATAGATAACTTTGATCCAGAAAAATCAAGAAACCCCTTTGCATATTTTACTCAAATTGTATATTATGCTTTCTTAAGAAGAATTGCAAAAGAGAAAAAGCAACTAGAAATCAAGGATAAAATTCTTGAGAAGTCTGGATATGACCATGTATTTACTGTTGACGGCGACGTAGATTCAGGGTATAATCAAATCAAATCTCGTGTAGAAATAAATTCCAAACGATGACTAAGAAAAATGATCGGGAACGACTGCAAGATGCAGTTCAAAGAGATAGTCCCTGTAGAGATGACAATGAGCGCGGTTACTGGCGCAAGAGACTTCGTGATTTAGAACCTAAGAATGAAAATCCTTCTGATAACTGATCAACACTTTGGTGTTCGTAATGACAATCAAAATTTCATCGATCACTATAAAAGATTTTATGGTGAAGTAGTTCTCCCATACATTGATGCACATAACATTAAAGATGTTATTTGTCTGGGTGATACCTTTGACAAGAGACGATCCATTAACTTTATGTCTCTTGAGGCAGCAAAGGACATGTGGTTCACACCTCTCCAAGATAGGGGTGTTACGATGGACATGCTTGTAGGAAATCATGATATTTATTACAAGAATACTCTACGAGTTAACGCCCCAAGTGAGTTACTTGGAGAATACAACAACATCAACGTCATCACAGAACCTACCACTTCTGTTTACGATGGTCTTCCTATACTCCTTCTCCCTTGGATTTGCGATGAAAATCGTGCAGAGGTTCTGGAAAAAGTAGGAACTACTGAAGCAAAAGTATGCATGGGTCATCTTGAACTCAATGGATTTGAGGCACACCCTGGTCATATAATGAATTCGGGTATGGATGTGAATGTCTTTTCTAAATTTAAAAAGGTATTCTCTGGACACTACCATATGAAATCAACCAAGAAAAATGTTACGTATCTTGGTAATCCATATCAGTTGTACTGGAATGATTATGGATGTAAGAGAGGATTCCATGTCTTTGATACGGATACTCTAAAGACATCTTTTTATCGTAATCCATTTGATATTTTTCATAAGTTGTACTATAATGGTGGAGTTACTTTACCCGATGAAAAAAATATTAAAGGAGCATATGTAAAACTTATCGTAGAACAAAAACAAGACTACGCTAAGTTTGATTATGTTGTGAATCAACTTCAAGATATGGGTATTGGTGATTTAAAAATCATCGAAGATCTTAGTATTGAACTTGAATCTGGTAAAGGAGTTCTGGAAACCGAAGATACTATGACTCTTCTAGATAACTACATAGATGAAATAGATTTAAAAGTTAGTAAAACTAATGTTAAATCTGTAATGAGGTCTTTGTATATGGAAGCTTCCGAACTCTAATGTACGTCCTAACAGAAAAAGAAAGCGGTGGAGTATATGCCGCACAAACTAAATCTGGTGTGCAAGCAGTACAAGTCTTTGAAAATGAAGACGATGCTGTCAGATACCATGAGCAATTAAAAGCAGAGAGTTATTTTAAAGAATTGGAAATTCTTGAAGTAGATCCAAAAATAATTGCTTTAAATTGTGAGACTTATGGTTACGCTTTTTCTATCATTAGTTCTGATGAATTAATTATTCCACCTTCAATTTTATGATTACGTTTGAAACTATCCGCTGGAAAAACTTCCTTTCGACAGGAGACCAGTGGACTGAGATTGATTTTTGCGAATCATCCTCAACACTTATTATAGGTTCTAATGGCGCAGGGAAGTCTACTATGTTAGACGCCCTGTGTTTTGCTTTGTTTGGGAAAGCATTTCGTAAAATTAATAAACCCCAACTAGTAAACAGTATTAATGAAAAGGATGCCAAAGTAGAAGTTACCTTTACTATTGGTAAAGATTCTTATCGTGTATTCAGAGCGATTAAACCAAATGCATTTGAACTTTACAAAAATAATAAACTGGTTGACCAGGACGCAGCAACCAAAGACACCCAAAAATATCTTGAGCAATCCGTACTCAAACTTAACTATAAGTCATTTACCCAAGTCGTCATTCTTGGGTCCAGCACCTTTGTTCCCTTCATGCAACTCCCTGCCGCCCATAGACGGGAGGTAATAGAAGATTTGTTAGATATCAATATCTTCTCTAATATGAATAGTCTCTTGAAAGATCGTATTCGTACAGCTCAAAATCAGAGTACTGATTGTGGGCATATGCTTCGCCTAACAAAAGAAAAGGTTGATGGGCAACAGAAGTTAATTAATTCTTTAAAAGAAGTAAATCGAAATCGTCAAGAAGAAAAACGAGATACTTATAATGCAAATGTAGAACGTATTCAAGAACTGCATACACACCATAAATTAAAAAAAGATGAAGTTGTTATCCTAGAAGAGCAAATGGGTGACATCGAATCACAGAAAAAATTTGTTCGTAAACTTCGTCAATGTCAATCAGATAGAAAGTCTGAACTAAAATTGATTGCAAGAAACATGAAGTTCTTTAAGGACCATGATGTTTGTCCTACTTGTAGTCAAGATATAAACACTGAGTTTAAGAAGGAGAAAGTTACTCTGATGTCTTCATCAGGTAAAATTCTTGCAAGTGAGATTGAAGGTTTTACTAAAGATATTACTGATGCAGTAGATGTTGTTACTAAGATGGAGGATACATCTGCTCAACTCTATGAAGTTCGTAGTGACGCATCTGCATTTGAACGAGAGATTGTTCGTGTTGAAATGGAGAATCTTCGTGTTTCAAATGAAATTCTTGAACTTCAAAAGAGTACGCCCAATATTGATCAAGAAGATAATATTTTACTTGAATATCAAAAGGAGCATAGTAAAACTGAGGAGGACTGTTCTGCAGTTAGTATGCAACTAGATGAGTTTCACATTGTTAGTTCTCTTCTTAAAGACTCTGGTATCAAGAGTCAAATTATTAAAAAATATATTCCAATCTTTAATCAACTAATTAACAAGTATCTCCAATCGATGGACTTTTTTGTTAACTTTACACTGGACGAAGAGTTCAATGAAGTTATTAAGAGTCGCTTTAGGGATGAGTTTTCCTATGCATCATTTTCTGAAGGTGAGAAACAGAAGATTGATCTAGCACTGCTCTTTACTTGGCGCGAAGTTGCTCGCATGAAAAATAGTGTTGCTACCAACCTACTCATTCTCGATGAAGTTTTTGATAGTTCTCTTGATTCTTCTGCTACAGCAGAACTCCTGAGTATTCTTAGAAGTCTCGGACACGAAACTAATGTCTTTGTTATCTCACATAAAGGAGACATTCTTGTCGATAAGTTCTTGCGAACACTGAAGTTTGAAAAGATTAATGATTTTTCCAAGATGTCTGATGAGTCATAAATAAACTTGATTGAGGAGAAAACTCTTGCTTTCTACACAGTACAGACTGCGCTTAGAATTTATTTGTAAACGTATCGCAAATAATGATGATGTGAAACTAGATGACATGATCTGGGCACAGAAACTTGCAAAAGCAAATACATCTGCTAACGAGATGTTAAAAATGGCAAGACGCCAAGCATCCCAAAACATTGAGGAGGGTAGCACAGACGATTTTCTGAATAGGATGGGTTTAGGCGATCCCGACCCATCCAATCATAAAAAGGGATTCACTGATGCTGACGATATCAAAAGTTGGTTTCAGCAAGACAAACCTGATGACTGGAGACAACGTGACTGATTATGTCTGTATCCCCATGTGGGATCCTATTTACGAGATGATGCGCTATCATTGGGTACATAAGTCAGAAAAGGATCCTGAGCAATTCGTGAAAAATCTCAACCCAGAGCAAAAAGTGCTATGAGTAGTAAGATGCTATTCCTAGTTGACATTGGTAATGGTAGATGTGTCAGTCATGATGGATACATTCAAATTGGTATCTTCTCTCATAGCGTAGAGAAGCATCTTGAGTTATGTCCTGAACAGGAATGGCAGGTTACTTATTGGATGCCCGATCCATTCTGTATTAGATATCCAAGACCAAACTACCAGCATACTATGAAGGCAAATGAAGGGTCTCCTAAAACTGATAATGCTTTAGATAGTCGTCCTAGAGATTTTCCAGACCAAGCAACGAATAGACTTGAGAGAACATTATGAAGATGTGGGAAACGGAATGCTCTGGGTGTCAAAAGATGATACCAGCAAATAAGTGTCCTCAAGTTGGATGCTATGTTCCATCTGATAATAAATATAAAAATTCACTATGCAAACCCTGTTGGTTAAAACAAAAATGCAAGCAGTAATCTATTCTAACGGTAGTCAAGAGTGTGAGCGTATGGCAGCACTATTAGATTCTCTTGGTGGAGAGTTTTTAGAGTATAAACTCAATCATCACTTCACTCAAAGATCATTTGAAAATGAATTTGGCGAAGGGGCGACTTATCCTCAAGTATCTTTGGGTTACAAGCATGTTGGAAATATGCACGACACGCTACATTTCATGCAAGAGAAAGGGATGCTTGTAGGACAGTGACGAAAGTGTCCCATCGGTTGTCCAGCAGCAGGAATCTCTGCTATAATTACAGGGTAACCAAGAGAGACGGATGAACACTCAGGAAGTCAAAGGCACTCTCGCCAAACTGCTTGCTACGGAGAATCTCACTGTAGAGCATCGTAAGGTCAGTACTGCCTGCTTTGATGTTGATAGTAGGACTCTCATCCTTCCTATTTGGAAGACTGCCTCTAACACGGTGTATGACCTTCTGGTAGGGCATGAGGTGGGACATGCTCTCTACACACCTAATGTGGACTTCGGTAATGTATCAAAGGCGTTTGTGAATGTCTTAGAGGACGCTCGTATTGAGCGTATGATGAAAGTAACATATCCTGGTCTTCGACGTTCTTTCTTTGAAGGTTATAGACAACTATGGGATGCAGATTTCTTTGGAGTTAAAGGTGAAGATCCTGAAACTCTTGCACTAATTGACCGTATCAACCTTTACTTTAAGGGTAACCCCAACATTCCATTTAAACCTGAGGAGATGGTATGGGTTGAACGTACAGAAAATACTAAAACGTTTGAAGACGTTACTACTCTGGCTAAAGAACTGTTTGAATATTGCTGTGAAAAGCAAGAAGAAAAAGAAGAAGATATGATGATGCCATCATCATCCGATGGTAGTAACCAAGCAGACCGTCAAGAAACAGTTGATACATGTTCTGAAGACGGTGAGGAGAAAGATGAGTATATGACCCATGAAGAGATGCTTGAAGAAGCATCTAAACGGGAAAAGGATAATTCGGACCTTGAAACACCTTCTTATCAAGGTGGTGCTGATGAAACTAAATCCGTTACTGATGATGCATTGACAGAGGCACTAGAAACTCTTGTAGATGACAATTCTAAGGAGTGGGTATATCTTACAATTCCCGATCCTAAAGTAGAAGACTATATTGTTCCGTTCAAAACCATTCAAGAAAATCTTGAGGGTCATTTTTACAATCCTATTGTAGATAGTCAGTGGCAAGAGCATGTTCATTATTCTGTAGTTCACTATCAAGAATTTAAAAAATCTGCTCAGAAGACTGTTAACTATCTGTGCAAGCAATTTGAAATGAAGAAGTCTGCTGATGAATACAAACGTGCGGCAACTTCTAAGACAGGTGTTCTTGATACTAACAAACTACATACTTATAAATTTAATGATGATATCTTTAAAAAGATAACTACTGTCCCTGAAGGTAAGAGTCATGGTCTAGTAATGTATCTTGACTGGTCTGGTTCAATGCAGAATCAATTACTTGATACTCTAAAGCAAACTTATAATTTGATTTGGTTTTGTAAAAAATGTGGCATTCCTTTTAGAGTATATGCTTTCCAGTCTGGATTTGGATACAATGATATCAATTCAGATCCCCCTTCAGAAGTAAAGAATGAACTGAGTCTTGCTTCGGACTTTCGTTTGTTTGAGTTCTTTTCTTCTCGTCAAAACAAACAGTCTCTAGACAAGTCTATGCAACTTGTATATACTCAAGTGTTTGCTATGCGTGGGTGGAGACTTATTCCCCACAGTCCATATACTCTTGGTGGTACTCCTCTTGCTGAAGCGATCTACTGTACACGCAGTATCGTAGATAATATTAAACGTGTTGAGCGTATTAGTAAAGTAAATGTTATCTGTTTGACTGATGGTGAAGCAAATCCAATAAGTTATATCCAGAAGTTTCCTGAAGATCATTCATATTATCCTGGTCAATATCGATATCAGTATCTTTGTCATACTCGGGGACTTATATTTTTTCTCCGTGATCCTAAAACAGGTTACACTCGTAAACTCTCAAATGACCCTAGGATTACCACGAAAGAAATTGTGTCTTTCTATCGTGAGATTACAGATTATAATTGGATTGGTATTCGTATTTGTGCAAAAACTGACTTAACAATACTAGTGCGTCAGTTTGCTATTGATCAAGTTGATGAAATTGACAGGCAATGGAAGAAGGAAAGATTTGCTTCCATCAAAGGTAATATGGGATTTACTGAAGCATTCTTTATGCCTGATAAAAATATTGGTGATGGGACTCAAGATATTGAGGTTAAAAATAAAAAAGAAGTTGCAACTAAAGCAGAACTCACTCGTGCATTTAAAAAGCATATGGGTTCTAAAATGACAAACAAGACCATCCTTAACGCATTTATTGAGCAAATCGCATGAAGTGTAAAGTACAACTATTCAAAGCAGGAACAGTTTTCGATGAAATTGTTATTGCTACAGACTATGACGATGCTAGGAAAGTTGCCTTGGCACGAAACCCTGGAGCAACTATTGTGGGAGTAACGGCAGTATTTGAATGAACATCTTTGTCACCGACGAATCACCTTGGCGGTCTGCTGCTGTCCTACCAGACAAGCACATCGTCAAGATGCCTCTAGAGACCTGCCAGATGCTCGCTATAGTCGCCTCAGACAAGTGGGGACATGGTTATGGTACTTTGCCTAAGGCAGACGGTACACCTTATGCTACAGAGAAGGGAGCATTCCGTAATCACCCTTGCACCAAGTGGGCAAATGAGACTGTAGCAAACTCTAGATGGTTGCTTGAGCATGGTATGGCATTATGTGAAGAGTACTTTACTCGGTACGGTAAAATCCATACTTGCTTTAAGACTCTCCTTGCTGCTGATGAAATCATTCCTTATGTAAAATATAAAGATCATACTCCTTTTGTCTTTGCAGGACCTGACGAGTATAAGTATGATACCAGCATTGATATCTTCACTGCTTATAAGATGTATGTTGCATCTAAACCATGGGTGGCATCCAACTATCTGCGTGTGCCAGATAAAAAACCGTCCTGGGTTTGACCTAAAACGACCCCAAACCTGCTATAATTACAAAGTAAACAAAGGAACCCAATGCCTCGTAAGTCTGAAGTCACTACAGCAACCCTTGTCAATCATCTGACTGAACTGTATGGTTGTGAAGTTGATACTATGCAGGTTCGTAGTTCTGCAGAATCTCTTGGTGTATCATACGCTACTGCTGCTAAACGACTTGACTCTTATAAATCTGGTAGGGGTAAATGGAACCTAACTGTTCAAGAAATTGAGCAAGCATATGAAGCACCCTCTGCAATACCCGTAGATAATTACATTCCTACAAAAGATGATTCCTATGTCCCTTTTGGTAACTATGCATCTGTTCGCAAAGTTATCACCTCTAATAAATTTTATCCTGTCTTTATCACAGGTCTTTCAGGCAATGGTAAGACCCTCTCAGTTGAGCAGGCATGTGCAACAGCAAAGCGAGAGTTGATTCGTGTCAACATCACAATCGAAACTGATGAAGACGATCTTATTGGTGGTTTTCGTCTTGTCAATGGTGACACTGTTTGGCATAATGGTCCAGTCATCGAAGCTCTGGAACGTGGAGCTGTACTTCTTCTAGATGAGATTGACCTAGCATCTAATAAAATCTTGTGCCTGCAATCTGTGCTGGAAGGTAAGGGTGTCTTCTTGAAGAAGACTGGTAAATATGTAACTCCTAAGGAAGGATTCAATGTTATTGCAACTGCAAATACTAAAGGTAAAGGCAGCGATGACGGTCGCTTTGTTGGAACTAATATTCTCAACGAAGCATTCCTCGAACGTTTTCCAATTACATTCGAGCAAGATTATCCAACTGCATCGGTAGAAGAAAAAATTCTACGAAATATGGGTTGTGATACTATTTTTGCAGAGAACCTTGTGAAGTGGGCAGGTGTCATTCGCAAGACTTTCTTTGACGGTGGTGTTGATGAAGTAATCACAACACGTCGTTTAGTGCATATTGCACAAGCGATGGAGATTTTTAGTGACCGTCTTACTGCTGTCAACATGTGTATCAATCGTTTTGATGACGACACTAAACAATCTTTCCTAGATCTCTATACAAAGGTTGACGCTGGAGAAGATTCCGAGTACAATGAAGACGAAGAAACCATTTGATTATGAAGTACAATGAAGATGCGCTTCTCAAGGAGTTGCGCGATTACATTTCTGGAACTTACGGTCAGCACTATTCTGCTGGCAACGATGAGATTCAAACGTTAGATTTGATTGAAGCATGTGGTGATGCAGAAGCATTCTGTAGAAGTAACATTCTAAAGTATGCTTCTCGCTATGACCGTAAAGGCACTGCCCGTCGTGACATTATTAAGATCTTACACTACGGATTACTCCTCCTACATTTTTCCGATAAAACTAAAGTTACCGAAACCTACCCTCAATGACAGTAATTTCACGTCCAACAATTGAAGTCCTTAAGAACTTCTGTTCTATTAACAAGTCTATTGTCATCAAACCTGGCAACCAAGTTTCTACTCTGAGCATCAACAAGAACATTCTTGCTATTGCTGATGTTGAAGAATCGTTTGATTCTCAAATTTCTATTTACGATCTGGGTGTATTCTTAGGTGGTCTGTCTCTGTTCGACGTACCAAAAATTGATACTACTCAGTCTAATTACGTCACTGTGAGTGATCAGATTGGAAGGTCAAAGACTCGTTTCTTTTATGCAGACCCCGACATTATCACTCAACCTCCAGAGAAAGAGATTACACTTCCCTCTGTCGATTGTGATTTTGAACTGAGTGCAGATATTCTTCAGCAACTTCAACGTGCTGCTGCTGTGTATCAACTACCAGACTTGTGTCTTTTTGGGCATGAAGGTTCTGTTCAAATTATGGTTACTGATAAAAAGAACGATACCTCTAATAGTTACTCTGTCGAACTTCCTAGTGCTGTAATTGGTGATGAGGAATTCTGCTTCTGCTTTAAGGTTGAGAACTTGAAACTACTTCCTGGTTCTTATCATGTTATGATTAGTAAGAAGAATGTTGCTGAATTCCGAGGCAACGGCATCAAGTATTTTATTGCTCTCGAACCTAACAACTGATGAATGATTTTTTATGGGTAGAGAAGTATCGTCCTCAGACTGTTGAGGAATGTATTCTTCCTGCCAATGTGAAAGAAACCTTCCAGAGTTTCATTGACCAAGGTGAGATTCCCAATCTTCTCCTTTCTGGAACTGCTGGTGTTGGTAAAACTACCATCGCCAAAGCACTCTGCAGAGAATTGGGTGCTGATTATTATGTTATCAATGGATCTGATGAAGGTAGATTCCTGGACACTGTACGCAATCAAGCAAAATCCTTTGCTTCTACTGTGTCTCTCACTGCTTCTGCTCGTCACAAAGTTCTTATCATTGATGAGGCAGATAACACAACCCCAGATGTCCAACTTCTACTTCGTGCAAGTATCGAAGAGTTCCAAAAAAACTGTAGGTTCATATTCACTTGTAACTTCAAAAACAAGATTATTGAACCACTACATAGTAGAACGACGGTTGTAGAGTTCAATGTCCGTGGACAAACAAAACAAGAACTTGCTGGTGCGTTTTTTAAAAGGTGTCAGGATATCCTCAGGCGCGAGGAGGTCTCCTTCGCTCCTAGAGTTCTTGCAGAAGTCGTCCAGAAATACTTCCCAGACTTCCGAAGAACTCTCAATGAGTTGCAGCGATATGCCAGCACAGGGTCTATCGACACTGGTATTCTGGCGGCGTTAGGTGATGCTAATCTAGATACTCTTGTAGCAGCATTGAAAGATAAAAAATTCAATGATGTTAAGAAGTGGGTAACACAAAATCTAGATGCTGACCCAACATCTATTATGCGTAAACTTTATGATAGTTTGTCCAATGTGATGGATGGTCCTAGTGTTGCTGCTGCTGTTTTAATTATTGCTGAGTATCAATATAAGTCTGCTTTTGTTGTAGATCAAGAAATCAATCTGCTCGCTTGTTTGACTCAACTAATGCTGGAGTGTAATTTCAAATGATGCAATTTTCTATTAATGCAATATTTAAAGATGTTCCTAAGGGAGTGGTAAGAAACATTCTTTTGGGTGGATGTCAAGAATATTATACAAAATATTTAGACCCTATGGACGATGGGGAAGAATACGAACAACTTTTTGGCGAGTTCCTTGAGGTATTTTCTGAAATTTCTAATGCACTTGCCGATGATTCTATGTACATTTCTGAAGAAGGAGTTATGCCAAAATGGATGTAAAACTGATTCGCCTTATCAGTGGTGAAGAAATTATTGCAGAAGTTACTGATTGGAGTAATGGTATTCTTACTGTAAAGAATGCCTTGGTAGTCATTCCCCAACAAGGTCAGGTTGGATTTGCTCCATGGGCAACCGTCATTGATCCTGAGCATCCTGAAATTGCTCTTGATATGAAGCATGTAATTTATTCTGTTGAAGTTGCACCCGATGTAATCAGACAGTATTCTAAACTATTTGGTGGTCCTGATATTATTACTCCTGATAAGAAACTGATCCTATGACATCGTTAAAGACACCTCTTCGTTATCCTGGTGGCAAGTCTCGTGCTACCAAAAAGATGGCAGAGTTCTTTCCACTATTCAAAGACTATACTGAGTTTCGGGAACCCTTTGTTGGTGGAGGTTCTGTTGCTCTTTATATCACTCAGATGTATCCTCACCTGGATATCTGGGTGAATGATTTGTATGAACCATTATATAATTTCTGGAAAGAACTTCAGTATGATGGGCGCAAACTTCGTGATGAGTTGGTTCAACTTAAGAATCGTCATCCAGAACCTGTATCAGCAAAACTATTATTTCTAGATGCCAAGGAGAAAATAAACGATGATTCGATATCCAACCTATCTCGTGCTGTTAATTTTTACATTGTTAATAAGTGCTCTTTCTCTGGTCTCACTGAGTCCAGTTCCTTCAGCAAACAAGCGTCAGAGTCTAACTTTAGTATGCGAGGGATTGACAAA